CCTCAAGGAGTTGACATGAGTGATTTTTCTCCCGAAGTGCGTAACACCGCGCTGTGGTCTAACGATGCACGACGATTCGTTGAGGGCCGTGGCGGTGAAGTCTATGCCGAAAAGATTGGCGTCAAACCTTTAGACGATCTGTCTGACGTTGAGGCTGTGCAAATGGGTTTAGTCATGCAAGAACCCATCATGAAAGAGTTTGCACGGCGCAAGCGTATCAACTTTAAGGACGCTGACTATGCCCTGCATCATCCGCAACATACCTTCCTAGCTTCCCACTTTGATTACATATCAGAGGATGGGCAGACACTCTACGAAGTCAAGAACCTAGGCATTCACCAGCGCAAGAAGTACGGCGACGATGGCACGGCTGACATTGATACCGGCTATCGCGTCCAGTGCCTGCACGAATCCTTAGTTCATCGCATTCCCAACGTGGTACTGGTTGTCTGCTTTGGTGGTCAAGAGATTACCCACTATCCGCTGACGTTTACGCCTGAACAATGGGATTTGCATGCCAGAGAGATGGCGCAGTTTTGGGGCAGGATTAAGGCTAGGAACTTTGATCCTGAAACAATGGGTGATGCTGCCAAGATTGTGTACAAGCAAGACAATGGCGGCAGTCTCTTAGCTACGTCAGAACTCGAACAAGCCTGCGAGATGCTGTCAGTCATCAAGACACAGCGCAAAGCCTTGGAAGCGCAAGAGGACGCGCTGACAGCCAAGATTCAAGGCTACATGATGGAGTCAAGCCAGCTTGCTACCTACGATGGCAAAATCCTCGCCACTTGGAAAGCCAGCAAAACTACCAAGTCATTCAGTAAAGACTTGTTCCGCAATGCCATGCCTGAGATGTATGACAAGTTTGTGGTGGAGCAACCCGGCGCTCGTCGCTTTCTATTGAAGTGAGGACACTATGAGTAACGTAGTCAATATGTCAGGCGATTCGTCGGCAGTCGCAACCCTTGATCCTGCTATCCAATCATCCATTGTGTTACGCGGTGACTTGTCTGGTCTGAACGAAGATCAAAAGAAGCAATACTATCTGTACCGCTGCAAACAAGTCGGTCTTGATCCTGCCGCTAAACCTTTTGACTTGCTGACCTTAAATGGAAAACAAATCCTTTACGCCAACGCTAGTGCAACACAACAACTCTGTGCCTTACATAAGCTATCCACTCAGATTACGCATCGGGAACGTGTGGATGGAATTTACATTGTCTCCGTCCGAGTCACGGGCAGTGACGGCAGAGTTTCAGAAAATCAAGGCGCAGTGGATGTTGGGAACCAAGTCGGCGAAAGATTGGCTAATGCCATCCTTAAGGCAACTACGAAAGCGATACGGCGGTCGGTTCTTGCACATTGTGGACTCGGAATGCTTGACGAAACTGAAGTTGAAACCATCCCGGAAGCGCGTGTCGAGCCGATGGTGGTAACTGAAACGCCAGCACCCATCACGGTAGAGAAAAAGCCAGAGCCAGCAGCCACAACAGGCATTGCTTTCATGCTGCCAAACACTGACCAAGCCTACAAGTTCTACGCCAATGACGAAGAGTTCGTCGATGGTTACTTGGCAATGGTGGATCAGATTATGGAAAGCCAGAAGCTAAACGCTGCTGAGAAGCTATCTAAGATCACGGCACTAGAAGGTGCGAATGACTTTGTGCTTGGCATGGTGGAAGCAGATAAGCCTGTGTTGTTTGAAGTCTGGACTAAGGCAATTAAGCAAGCAAAAGAAAGGCTAGATCACCTGATAAAAAAGGGTTGAAGCCAGCCAGCGGCAAGAACCAAAGCCAGATGATCCTTGATCATTTGCGCCTAGGTAGTGGTATCACTGCCTTAGATTCTCTTAGGTTGTACGGTGTGCTTCGGCTGGCGGCACGGATTGAAGACCTAAGAAAAGAGGGGCATACAATTTTGACTCAAATGGTGCGTGTTGGTGATAAGGATGTCGCACGTTATTTATTAGTGAAGGAGCAATCAAGTGGATCAAATTGAACGTAAGATGGGAACTGGCGTACTACTCAGCAACCGCAACAAAAAGAATGTTTCAAGCCCCGATTGGCGGGGGGAACTGAAAGTGTCTGAACACTATGCACCGGGTGACACAATCAAGCTGGCAGCATGGACTAAGGACACTAAGGGCGGTGCCTTGATTAGCTTGAAGGAAGACACTTGGCAACCAACAAGCGCTCAAAGCCCCGGCAATGTGAACCCTTTTCCTAGCAAGCGCAAGGAAGATGGGGATATTCCTTTCTAATGGGAGACAATCATGCGTTATCTATTTGCCCTATGGTTGGCTATTACCGCACCGCTGGTGTACGCAACTTGCACCTACAACACCTACTGTGATTCAGGCCGGTGTGTAACTTGCACCACCTGCTGCTACGGAAATAGCTGCAACACAAACTGCTATTAATTTTTTTTGGGGGAAAGCGGATGCTGGGACGGAAATCGGTGAGCTGAAGCCGACGAGTTACCCCAGACGCAGCGAGTACCCCACCTTCTTATGAGCAAACTAGCAAGACAACGTGGCGCTAACTACGAGCGTGAAGTAGCCAATGAGATATTTGATGTGCTTGGTATTCGTATCAGGCGCAACCTAAAGCAGTATCAGGTGTCTGATGAGGGTGACTTGATCCTTGGGAAATATCTCATTGAGTGCAAACGCAGGCGCAAGATTGCAGTGTATGATTTTATGGAACAGGCAGAGAAAGCCTGCGAGATAGGTCAAACGCCCATTGTGATCATGCGTGAAGACGGTGGTAAATCACTGGCAATGTTGCGCTTGCCAGACTTGTTAGCACTTCTTGGTAACGAATTCCCCCATCAGTCAGAGGATGTTTAGGAGCGTTGCGGGGCGCAGCGTCACTCTGACACGCCCCACTTTTACGGAGATCACATGGAAAACCAAAAGCATGTTTTTATAGCAACACCCATGTATGGTGGTCAGTGTACTGGCGTGTACGCTCAGTCGTTAATGAACCTGATTGGCGTTCTGTCTAACCAAGGTTATAAAACTTCTGTGTCGTTGATGTTCAATGAATCATTGGTGACACGCGCACGTTGCAACATGGCGCATGAGTTTTTAAAGAGTGGTGCCGATTACCTTTTCTGGATTGATGCCGACATTGCCTTTAGGCCAGACGATGCTATCAAGATGCTTGAGGCTGACGTTGACGTTATTGGTGGAATCTATCCAAAAAAGGAAATTAATTGGCAAACAGTGCATCAAGCTGTGACTGAAGGTAAGCCAGTTGATCAACTGAAGAAACACACTGGTAGCTTTGTAGTGAACTTGCTGACTAACGATCCTGCTATCACTGTGCCAGTAGATCAGCCTTGCGAAGTGTCAGCTATTGGCACTGGCTTTATGCTGATCAAGCGCCGAGTGTTTGATGAGTTGATGCCGCACACGCCAAAGTTTGTGAGTGACATGAACTACCTGTCTGGCGAGGAAGTCTATGGGTTCTACCTTGATCCCATTGATCCTGAAAGCAGACGCTTGCTGTCAGAGGATTACTATTTCTGTCACCAGTGGCGCAAGATTGGCGGCAAGATATATGCAGCACCTTGGTGCCACTTAGGTCACATGGGAACGTATCTGTTTGAAGGTGGCTTGCTGCCGAGTGAGTAAAAAAAACCCCCGCTGATTAGACGGGGAAAGCCTAGGGAGAAGACTAGGCCGTTGCGATCAACTCTATCGTTTAGCAGTTCTTGCAGACCGCTTGAAAGCCTTTGCTGTGGGTGCGCCTTTGCTTCCGGGCTTGCGCATCCTCTCACCACTGCCAGATTTGATTCTGGCACGTTTCTGATGAATGTTGGCGTACAGTCCTTCTTTCATTTGATCCCCCAAAAGTATAAGTCGTGAACCGTATCATTGGTTAGAAATTGATAGTCTTCAAAGACTGACAAATCAATTGCACTTCTTACATCTTCTTCGGTTAGGTTGCGGTAATACTCGCCACAGAACGGTGCGTCGTGTGGGCTAGTGCGTGGTGTGCCATGTTCAGGTCTGCCAGTGGTTGCACAACTGAAAAAGACTAAGCCGCTGCTCATCCTGATCATGTTGTTTAGCGTAGCCACCCATTCAGGATTATGCTCAAAACACTCACAGCTTGCCACAACGTCAAAGCTACCATCAGCAT